CAGGGTGCCGCTCAGCCGCTTCACATGCAGCGAGATGGTGCACGCCTTCCACTCCTCCGGCACTTCAAAGTGCAGCCGGTCCACCTTGGCGCTCCGCACACCGCCCAGATACAGCGTCTCAATGTTTGCCCGGAACGTCGAACCGTTGTCCTGCAGCTTTCTGATCTTGATATCCAGTTGGCTCACAGTTTCACTCCCTTCCTGCCCCTATCCTATCACGCCCCGCCGGGTGCAACTACCCCGGACATACAAAAAAAAGGGAGACCGTTCGGGGTGAACGGTCTCCCTTTCTTCTAAGCAGGGCTCCCCCAAAAAGAGCAGCAACGTGAACTTGGCTCCCCTACTAGGGGAGCTGTCACGCAAAGCGTGACTGAGAGGTTCACCTCACCCCTGCCCACTCATCCTTGCTGTTTTTTGCCTGTTCCTCCTTCTTTGCCGCGTCCTTCACCCACTGGGCAAAGTTCTTTTCCTCATACATAGCCGTCCCGTCCTCTTTGGTCAGGCTCGTCAGCAGCTTCTCCAGCTTCTCCCGGTCCTGGTCGTTGCCCGCCAGATACTCTTCCTTCACCGCCGCCGTGATCTTCGTCTTGATGCTGCCGTCCTCCTTGCCCGCCGTCCGCAGCCGCCGGATCTCATCCTGCACGTCGCTGGTCCTGCCGGTGTCCACCGCTTCAGTCAGGTCATCGTACACGCTGCCCTCGGTGCCGCCCTTGTACAGCTCCTCGGCCTTGCTTTCAATGGCTTCGGTCACAAGGTCGATCACCCATGTCCGCTTTTCCGCGTCAGCTTTCACACCCTCCCGGATGCCCAGGGTCTCGTACATTTCCCGCACAAGCTGCTTTGTCAGCTCCTGGCGCTGGCTGTCTTTTCCCTCGTTCCGGGCCTGTGCAGCCTGCTCCACCTCCGGGCTGTATTTCTTCAGCCGGTTCTTCAGCTGGCTGGCAATGGTCTTTTCGTCCTTGCCCATGGCTTCCAGCTTCGCCATAGCACCGCTGGCGTTGTCCGTGTCCCCCTCGGCAATGGCGTTGTACAGCCGGTCATACTGCCCGGTGGCGCTCGTCGGGGTCGAGCTGAACGAAAAGCCGCTTCCGCTTGCAATGCCTCGTGCATCTTCCACATAGGCATCAAAGGCATCCAGCATTTTCCGGGCGTTCCCCATAGGCACACCCGCAATTTCAAACCAGTACTGCATCAGGTTAACGCCTGCCTTTCGCAGTTTCTGGTGATACGCTTCCAGCTGTTCCTCCGTCATGTCACCGGTGTCCTGCCGGACAAGGCTGGAAAACTTCGTTACTGCTGCAAAAAGATCATTCACAGCGCTGATGTTGGTTGCACTCACCACATCGTAATCCGTACCGTTCACTGCATTTCCCACAGCGCTGTACAGCTCGCTGCCATACAGGAAGTTGCCCGCAAAGCTTTCCGTGTACAGATTCAGGAATCGCTTACTCACGCTGGCTGCGGTCACATCTCCGTTCTCGTCCTGCTCTCTGTCCCACCGGTGCAGCAGGAAGTCCGCACCGATCTTCATCAGTGCAAACACAGCAGTCTGGGTGATCTGGCTCACAATGGCCCGGTTCAGGTTCTTTCCGGCCCGCTTCACTTCTTCTGCCGTCTCGCTGCTGTGTGCAGCCTTGTCCCGTGCCTTCTGGGCGTTGTAGTCCATCACCGCATCGGCCATAATGCCGTAGTTCTGGAAACGCTGGGTCGTGAACATGGTCAGGGTCTTGGTCATTTGATCCGGATTTCGCTGGATTCCCGCCCGCTGCATGGTGGTGTAGTTGGGCTGGGTCTCCTCAATGACCCGCTGATACATCTTGTTCACGGCTTCCCAGTAGGCTTCGCTTCCTTTCGTGGCTGCACCCTCTGCAAACTCATTGGTATGGTGCTCCACATACCGCTTGGAGCCTTCCCACAGTGCCGCCACCGTGATCTCGTCCATGCTGTTGATCCAGCCGGTCACCCACTTTGGCAGCTTGTCCATGGCCTTTTCTGCCGCGCCCTGGCTCACGCCAATGCTGGCAAGCTCACCGCGCTGGCTTCCCCGCAGTCGGTATCGCAGCAGCACATCCCCATGCTGGGCAATTTCCTGTTCCAGCGCTGCCCGCTGCTTGCCGGAGAGGTTCTTCACAAACGGCACCACCGCCGCCATGGTATCCGCACCCAGTACCGCGCCCGCCGTTGGCAGAGATGCTGCCTGGGCAATGGCCACGCCCGGGTTCAGCGTCAGGATCGCGCCCGCATAGTTGCCGCGCAACCTGTCCAGCACTTTGGTCATTGTGGTCGAGCGCTTTCTTTGCGTGGTCTGCAGGTCGGTCAACAGGTCATCGATGTAGTTCGTCGCGCTCTGGCCCCACTGCTCTTTCAGGATACCATTTTTCAGCATCTTGATGCCGTCCTCGGTCTCAATGCCACTGTTCAGCACCTTCTGCACATCCCGGATGGGTGCCGCCAGTCCGGCGTAGGCTGCCGTGTCCCGCAAACTCCGCTGTACCACGCTGCTGCACTCCTCCAGCAGGATGGGCATCTGGCTCTTGACACGGTTCTTCAGGAAGCCCCGGCCCTCAATGGTGGCATCCAGTTTCACGCCCTCGATCTGGGTTGCCAGCGCCGTCTTGTCCACCGCAATGGGGTAATAGTTTTTCACGGTGGCCCGCTGGTAACCCAGCAGCTTCATGCTTGTCTCGTTGATCAGGTTCGTGGTGTAGCTGCCGAAGAAATTCTTCATGTCCTCGCACCAGGCCCGGTCGTAGTCGGTCATGGCCTTCTCCACGGCCTGGATCACGGTGTCGGCCATGGGGTTTCCCGTGCTATCCGTCAGCATTCCGATCTTCACGGTCTGGCCCTTCTGGTAAGCCTTCTCAATGTCGCCCCTGTTGTACTCCTCCGCATCCGGGATCGTCAGGCCACCGTTCAGCAGGTGCTCCCGGCTGTCGGCGTTCTGCAGGTGCATGTACAGGCTGCACAGCTGGGCGTGGGTCAACGGTGCAGCCCGACCCTTGCTGTCCTTCAGGCCAATGTCCACCAGCTCCGCGCCCGGACCGGCGAATTTTTCCATCTGTCTCAGGTTCGCCTTGCCCGTCACATTGTCAAAGAGCTTCGTTCCCTCCACAGTGATCCGGGTCTGTTCCCGCTGGCCGTCATTCAGCATGGTGCCCAGCTTCTCCATCTGGCTGTTCTTTGCGTAGCCGCCCAGCATCCGAAACACCCGGGTGCCGCCCAGCATATCCAGATTGTACCTCGTCAGCATCCGCCGGAATTTTCCGTCATTGCCCTTGCTCCGGTTCACTTCCACCGCCGCTTCTCCGGCGATCTTGTCCACCGCCTCGGCCTGCTGCAGGCTCAGGGTCTTGTTTGCCGTCCGGATCACATGCAGTGTGCTGGTCGTAATGGCTTTCAGCATCCGCATCTGGTCCACCGTCATGGGCAGATATGGCTTGTTTTCAACGTCTTTGATCCGGGCTTCCAGACGGCTTCTCAGTTTCCGGGTCTTCTGGCTGTCTTCCAGCGCTTCGGCCTCGGCCAACTGCCCACGCAGCCGGTCCAGCTGTGCCTCCTTGCTGGCACTCAGGTCATCCTTCAGGGCATCGATCAGGTTGGCAATGCCGCTCTTCTCCCAGTCATTGCTCATCTCCGTCACCACCGGGTGGTCTGCATCCCCGTACTCGGCCCGGATACTGTTTGCCAGCGCATCCAGCCGGTTCACGGCATTCTGGTTCAGAAATGTCATGTCCGCCAGCTTTGCCACTTCCAGCGCCCGCAGGATCAGCCGGGGCTGCACATATTTGTCCTTTGCAGGCCGCAGCACCATCTGGTTCAGCTGGGTGGCATTGTTCCGGATGGCCCGTTTCAGCTCGTCCTTCTGCCGGCCCTCCCGGGCCAGCTTTGCACGTCTTTCTGACAACTCGTTGGCCTTGGCCGCTTTTGCTATCTCGCTCATTGCCCCTTCCTGTACCTTGTCTGCAAAATCATTCCAGAGCTCTTCTGCCTTTCTGTCTCTTTCTTTTTGCAGTTTTTCCCACTGGGCTGCCTTTTTCCGGTTTTCCTCCTCCCAGTCCGCAATTTCCTGATCCTGAACCATCAGCTGACGTTCCGCATAGTCCGCTCTGGCCCTTTCTTTTGCGTATTCATGTGCCAGAAGGTCATTTTCTATGTTCAACTCGTTTTCTCTTTTTGCAAATTCCAACGTGATCTCATCCAGCATCTGCTGCCGTTCCATCTTCAGCCGCTGGCGCTCCGCTCTTAACCTCCGCTCATACTCCTCCCTGTTGAAGGTCAGGAACTCGTTCATGTCTCCTACGTTTTTCAGTTCACGCTGTCCCGCTCCCGGGTTTTCTTCCGCATAGCGGTTCACAGCCTGATTCCGGCTGTTCTCATACATCCTCCGGTTGAACTCCCGGTTCTGCTCCTTCTGCACCTTCCGCAGGTCCTTCAGCGCCTGCTCCGCGTTCTCCTCGCCCACGGCAGCAGCCACAGCCTGACGCTGCCAGCGCTGGAACCCGTCAAAGATGGCCTGTGCATCGGTCATCTCCGGCACGTTCAGGATATCACCCAGCATCCGGTCGGCCAGCTCCACTTTGGCATCCTCGTACTCGGCAGCATCTGCAAAGCGGCTCATCATCCTGGGCTTGATGGCATCGTGCACGTTCATCAGCACATCCAGCCACTCGGTGCTCTCCATGCTGGCCGCGCCGTCCACGCCCGCCCCCTGGGCCGCGCCCCGGACCCCTGGCGCCGCCGCCC